AATGGGGATTTGTCTGCCTGCGCGTTATGAATAGTTCTGGGTCTAAACCAAATGAAACAACCTAGAACAAGATGGATGGCATCATTCGTATAGCAAGTGCATTTCCTCCAGAAATACGTTGGACAATAAGGACCGAAAAAATAGAAAATGTGTATACATTCAATGTTGATTGTAGTGGTGGATGGTCAAAACCTCTAACACTTGTTCTACAAAATCATCTTGGGCATTCACAGACTCTTACTCTACCAGCTTGTCCTGTAAGGCATATGTTTTTCAATTTAAAACCATATATTGAGATTCGTCCTATGCCGGCACGTGAGACTTGGAAAATCCCGCGAAATATTTTTCAAACGTGGAAAGACAATAATGGCACAGATGAAATGGCTGCTGCTCAACAAAGTTTTAAAGATCAGAATGGGTATTCGTATATTTGTTGGAATGACAATGAATGTCATCAGTTTATCCGTCAAGCATACGGTGAACGCTATGCGTCTGCGTATGCGGTTCTAACACCTGGAGCCTATCGCGCTGATTTCTGGCGTTATTGTATTCTGTATAGGTTCGGTGGAATCTACGCAGACGCAAAGATGAGTGTAATCAGATCTCTTGATGAAGTTCTCCGTTCAAATGATGAACTTATACTTGTTAAAGATGTTCCTGCCACATGCCTTCTTAATGGATTTATTGCGTGTAGTCCAGGACATCCATTACTTAAAATCGCTATCGATATGTGTCTTGAAAGGATTGAATCCCGTGCTTATGGAGAAGATCCACTTGATGTAACAGGCCCTCATTTATTCGGCAAAGCATTTTGTAAATGGCGTGGAGTTGAAGAAGATACTCTTACATTAAGCCCAGGGTATATGCCAGGTGTACAGATACTTGGTCGATCTGAAAGCTATATTGTGAGCCCTGAAGGTGAACTCCTCATTCAAAAAGAATATCCTAGTTATTATAAAAAAGATATTGATATACGATATCATTATCCGCAACTTTGGGGAAGAAAGATGATTTATGCGGATCAACTTCCTAAACCTACTCCCAATCCAATACCACCTTCATAAATTTTACCTTTGGCATTGCCCTACAAAACAGCACAAATGAGTCTCAGTCTTATTCTAGGACCCATGTTTTCTGGAAAATCTTCTGAACTTCTCGGCACGATTCGTAAATATAATGCGATCGGTTGGCCTATTCTTGTTATTACACATACTGTGGATACTCGCTATTCTTCTGCACCAGAGATTATCAGTCATAATGGCGAACGATATCCAGCGATCAGAACAAATGACCTTTATTCTCTAGATCATAGACTCTATGCTATTTCTAAACTCATTATTATTGAAGAGGCACAGTTCTTTACTGGTCTTCATAACTTTGTTCTACGAGCTGTCGATTTACATGCGAAGGATATTATTTGTGTAGGATTAGATGGTGACGCAGATCGTAAACCGTTTGGTGATATTCTAAGTCTAGTTCCCTATTGCGATTCTATAATAAAACGAACAGCATTCTGTAAGCGGTGTTCCACACCGACACCAGCAATCTTTACAAGTCGTATTGGAGAACGAGGTGATCAAGTTGATGTTGGAGGAAAGGAGCGGTATGAACCATTGTGTCGGCGTCATTATGTAGAGGTTCAAAGAACTTTGTAGAAGAAAAAGGAATGGACTGGTATTGTTATTGTCTAAAATCATCGGGAGGTGGAACCTACATTGGAGCCACAGTAGATCCTGATCGACGTCTGCGACAGCATCGTGGCGAACTCTCTGGAGGGGCGCGCGCGACTCGTGCTCGTGTAGGAGCAGGCGAAACATGGGCACGGCATTGCTATGTAGGCCCTTTTTCAAAACATGATGCGCTGTCCTTTGAGTGGCATTGGAAATATGAATCTAAGAAGCATAAGGGTAATGCCCTAGATCGCCGCTGCGCTGCTCTTGCCTCACTTCTTGAGAAACATGAAGATAAGGAGCTCTCCGTGATTTTTGATTAAACGTAAAATTTGAAACTTAGCCTTTCACTTGAGGTGGCATAGAATGGAAAAGCAGCCTCTGTGGGATATCAATACATACTGGTTTACACCACCTCGAGACTATACAATGAATATTACTGCGATTATGTATAGAAGTTGGAAGGATTTCACTGATTGTAGGCCTTACCATCTTTGGAAGCCTTATACACTCACATCATGGGCCTGGAAGGGTGATAAACTTCAGTTAGTCTTTATGACTCCGTATACTAAAGGAAGTTCCACATCCTATGTAGAGATTCCTGTAGTAAAAACAAATGAACCTGAGATTCGTGAATGGATTCTGAGGCATATGCCACAGTTCTGGAAGATTTAGAATACAGCATCCCATGTGCTTGAAGGAACGATACGCGGTTGATACGGAGTCGCTTCAGGATTCGGTTTTTGTTCTGCTTTCGGGGGTATTTGAGCAACAAGAGTTTTTGATGAAGCCGTAAAGAGTATGAAGCAAATAGCGTATAAAGTAAAAAGCATTTTTGTTGCCGCAAGATGCGGAGGAAATCCTTTCATCACCATGGCACCAATCGCTGTACCAGATACCATAAGCGCATCCGCAAACAAAATCTTACCGCCATTCTCCTTCGCGTAGTCCTGGAACACTTCAATCATTTCGTTTGTTCGCGGATTCATTTGCCGAATCACAGCAAAATAGAAAAAAGCATCATGGAAGAGCTGGAAAATAACAGCGGTGATCACAAATAAAATGGGTGACCAGAGACCAGGGCTAATCGTAGTGTAGATATACCGTGCGAATGTTACACCGATCAGAAGACTTAAAACATCAGCACCTACCGCAAAGATACCAAAGCGTTCATACCAATCATTCAGCGCATCCACCTTAAAAAATGGTTTTTGACCAGCATATTTTACAAGAAAAAGCGTGATCATTTCCACACCGAGCGCAGCGGGAATCAAAAATAGATAATCTTCAACTTTGGTATAATCGGCTATATCTTTGAACCAAGCGTCCATCCTAGAGTAGGTGGGCAAAATTTGATTGTATACGCTGTCTCGGGCAGCATATAAAATGAAGATCTTTAGTGACCAATCTCTTGCTAATGTTGGTCACATGAATACAGTCAGTAGGCGTATGGGCTGCTGTGGATTCGTTACAGCAATAGGTGTAGGGCTTATCGCATGGTCTGGGACTCATCTATATATGTGTTTCTGTGCTCCAACAGGTGTTTGGGGTTTTGTTCAGAGTCTGGTTGTCATGGACAGCACATTCTGTCAGATGCTCTTGGCTATTATTCAGCATACTCAGACCATATATCGTGGCCTAATGATCGCCTTCCTATTTGGCGTTGTAGGGGTGATTGGATCTGGAGTTTCCTATATGACAGGTGAACCTGAGAAGCCTGTAGGAGATATTCTTGAGGGGCGTAGTATTAAAAAGCACTTGTGAAGGGTGGAATATCCATCTCACAAATAACTTTAACGATTATCATACACTTATATTTTTACGCAAAAATACACATACTGTATGATGATAATAGTGTAGCAACACGCTTAGTTGCTGTAGGCAAGGCCGCCCATGCCAGACATCACGCGGAGCACGTTGTAGTTCGTGGCATACACGTAGACCGTGGATGACGTCGCAACGCCGACCGCGTTGTTGGAGACCGTGAGGAGCAGCGTGGTGTTATCAATGCGTGATAAGTTGCACGTGCCGCTGGGCTGGTGCTGCTCAGGCTGGAGCGCGAAGGAGTAGACGTTGATGCCAACGCTCGGCACGTTGGTGTGGTGCTGGTAGGGCTGGACCTCGTTGAAATAGCGGCCCTCACGCACCTGGAACCGGTCGTGGCCGTTGAGCTGGATGAGCGCCGTGATGCACGGGTTGTTGCCCGCCATGCCCTCAACGCGCGTGATGGAGTAGCCAGACTCCAGGGCAGACCGGTCCCACCAGTCTGAGAAGTTGAACGGCTGCTGGCCCTTCCACGGGTTGATGACGTTGGCGTCGCAGCTGGAGTAGGAGTCACGCTGGACAACCCACACAAGCTCCTTGCACGGGTGGTTGAAGTTCAGCTTCAGCTTGTTGCTGGAGGACGTGAT